CTCTTGCTCACGGCGCGCGCCAGGGCGAAAAAATGACCTACGGCGTACTCTGGGGCCATGGCGGAGACCGGCGACCTCGAGGAACTCACGGAATTGCTCTGGAAAGCCGCTCGCAAGGGCAATGTGCCTGCGATGCGGATCCTCATGACGGAACTCCGCAGAGATGGTGACAACACGGGCCAAACCGAGAGCGTCATCGACCAACTCGCGGTCAAGAGGGCGAAGACCGCCTGAACTTCGGCAGTTCGAGGCCTTCTGTAGCGAACTTCAGATCGACCTGAAGCCCTTCAAGGTCTACCCCGAGCAGCTCGACATCCTCGCGCCCTACTTCGACGGGGCCGAGGAGACGATCGTGATCCTGCCGAAGAAGAACGGGAAGTCCACCCTGATCGCGGCGCTTGTGGTCTATCACGTCCTGGTCACCCCGGACGCCGAATGCATCGTGGTAGCGGCCTCGAGGGAGCAGGCGGAGATCATCTTGAGGCAGGCTCGGAAGTTTATCCGGCAGACGCCGGGCTTGGCTCCCCATCTTCGAGTGATGCGGCGGGAGATCCTGTCCCTGCAGGACGAAGGCAGGGCTCGGGTGTTGGCCTCCGATGAGGACACCGCGGATGGGGTCTTGCCCACCTTGGCGATCGTGGACGAGCTGCACCGCCATAAGACCTCGGAGCTCTATGCCGTCCTTCGATTGGCTGTTGGAACGACGGGAGGCCGGATGATCACGATCTCGACAGCCGGCTCCTCGATGGACACACCCTTGGGAGATAAGCGTCGGCGGGCCTACGAGATGCCGGGGTTCAAGCGGGATCAGAAGAAGCGGCGCTCGTTCGTGCGCTCCCCGGACGGGTCGTTCGCCTTCATCGAATGGTGCCTGAACCTCGATGACGACCCGAACGACCTGAAGACCGTGAAGCTCGTGAACCCGGCTCCCTGGAAGACCCTGACCATGCTGGCGAAGGAGCAGGCAGCCGTGACTCCCTGGCAATGGCTCCGGTTCGGATGCGGGATCTGGACGGAGGGCGAAGAGCCGGCCGTCCCGCCCGAGCTGTGGGATCCGCTGGGTGACGCCGAGGAGATCCCTGCCGGCTCCCAGGTCTGGGTGGCCGTGGCCTTAGGCATCAAGCGCGAATCGACGGCCATCGCAACCTTGCGGTTCCAGCCGGAGCGGATCGACTCCAAGGTCCAGATCCTCGAGGGGAACGTGACCTACCAGCAGATCCAGGACGCGGTCCGTGCCCTGGTCGCGAAGTTCGATGTGTTGGGGATGGTGTACGTCTCGAAGTCGTTCGAGCACGCTGCGGACGAGCTCGAAGCCGAGGGGTTGCAGGTCATCCAACAGCCCCTCTCGGAGCAGCGGATGGAGATGGCTTCCGCGACGTTCTGGAAGCTTCTCGAGGACGGGAAGTTCCACCACGACGGCGATCCGGTCCTGAGGTCCCATGTGATGGGAGCGACCACGAAGCAGACAGGGAAGGGCTGGCGGTTCGACCCGGCGACCCAGCGGCCGATCACCGGGCTCCTGGCCCTCGCGGCTGGATGCGAGATGACGCAGGTCGTTCCCGTTGGCGATGTGATGTTCGGGTGGGCCTGAAAAGCCCCCGGCCCCCTAGTCCCTGACTTGTCAGAGAGAGGGAGGCGGGGGCCGGAGGCTGCTTGTCAACCGAGCGCGGCGTAGATCGCTTCGGCGGCTTCGTCGTAGGAATCGAGGGTATCCGCAGCGGTCCATACGACCTTGCGGTGGCCATCCCGAACCGTTGACCCGGAACCGTGCAGGCTCGCAAGCGCGGCGGCGTCCTCGGCGTATTTCACCGCGCCGACGTACTCACCCGCTCCGGTGTAGACCTTGAACCTTGGTGTCGCGGCCATGTCGTGTTCCTTTCTAGAGGGAGGCGGGGGCCGAGGGCGGCTCTTAGGCGTGCTTCACGTCGGACGGCGTGTGGAGGGCTTCGTGGTCCCTACGGTCCTCGATGGCGGCTTGGGTGGTGGGCCAGAGCAGACCCGTCCATCCGCAAGAGCAGAAAGAGTAGGCTCCCTCGTCGCCGTCCGCGTAGGCGGGATCGAGGGTGATCGTCTCGGTGATGTGCTCCATGACCTTGCCTCCTTCTCTCTCTGACACCCCGATTCTGGCCCTCTGGGGTTGGGAAGTCAATAGCCTTGCGGCATAAAGCACGCTGTTTCCGTGGGCGTGAAGTCGTTCCTGCAAGACCTCAATCTCTGGCCTGAGACCCGGTCGGGTTATCCGTATTCCGTCAATCAGTGGATCTACGACCAATCGATGATGTTCAACGGGATCCGGTACCCGTTGATGACGGCATATCCCTCCACGCCGGCAGATGAGATCCCGAACGACTTCCCCGGGATGGCCGCGGCGATGCGGGCGAACCCGATCGTCTTCGCGTGCATGGCGCTCCGCTCCCGGGTGTTCTCGGAGGTCCGCTTCGCGTTCCGCAAGGAGATGGATCTCCACACGACGCAGATGATCGGGAGCTCGGACAAGCGCTCTCCCGGGAACCGAGACCTGCAGCTCTTGAAGCATCCATGGCCCGGGGCCACCTCCGGCGATCTGCTGATGCGTTCGGAGCAGCACGGGATGCTGGCCGGGAACGCCTTCGTCTACCGGCCCTCTTCCTCTCGGCTCTACATCCTGCGGCCGGATTGGATCTCGATCATCTTCACCGGAGACCTCGACGGGGTCGATTGGGAGATCCAGGGCTACGTCTACCAGCCCGGTGGGAGGCATTCCCAGAAGGACCCGATCCTGATCGACGTGAAGGACATGGCGCACTACGCGCCGACCCCGGACCCCATCTCTCCGTGGAAGGGCATGGCCTGCCTCTCGCCGATCGTGGATGAGATCCGTTCGGACGATAAGGCGACCCAGCACAAGCTCGAGTGGTTCGAGCACGGGGCGACCGGGACGATGGTCGTGAAGATCGACAACCCCGCGCTGAACGACCCCGACAAGTTCAACAAGCTGGTCTCCGACTTCCACGCCCGCCACAAGGCCACCACGGATGCGTTCGATGTGCTGTTCTTCGCCAACGGCGCAGATGCGAAGGTTCTCGGCTCCAACCTCCAACAGTCCGACTTCAAGGCGATCCAAGGCGCGGGGGAGACCCGCATCGCGGAAGCCTTCGAGACCCCACCCGTCCTCGTCGGACTCTCGGAGGGATTGCAGGGCTCGAGCCTGAACACTGGGAACTACTCCGCGGCCCGCCGGCGGTTCGCGGATGGGACCATCAGACCCCTCTGGCGGAATTACTGCGGCTCCCTCGAGCGGATCATCACGACCCCGCCCGATTCGGACCTCTGGTATGACGACTCGGATGTTGGGTTCCTTCGGGAGGACGCGAAGGACCAGGCCGACATCGGATTCACCAATGCGCAGCACATCCGCCAACTGCTCGAGGCGGGGTTCAAGGCCGACGCGGTCATCGATGCGGTTCTGAGCGGAGACGATTCGGTTCTCAAGGGTGAGCACACCGGGCTGTTCTCCGTTCAGCTTCAAGCCCCTGGTTCAACGAAGATGCCGCAGGGCGAGACGCCGGGGGAGACGCCGGTCGGCGAGGGAACCGGACCGGAGAAGCCTCCGGTCAATCCAGCGGCAGTCGGTAACGGTGCAGGGAAACCAGCTTCCTTGCCTCCGGGGAAACCATCGGGGGGATGACCTACGTCTTGGCACATCGTGCCCAACAGCGCCAGTTGCCCGGCTTCCAAACCGTTCGCCGTGGTCCAGAACTCCAACGGCAAGACGGTTGGCTGTCATCCCACGAAAGCGAAAGCCCAAGCGCAGCTCGCTGCGCTCAACATCAATGTGAGGGCGGCTCGTATGGATAAGGGTCCGGCTCCAACCAGCGCTTCGGAGCTTCATGCACATCTCGTGGCGGTGAGCCCAGATGGGCATGGGATGGATCCCGAAGACCTCACGGGGATGTCGGCCACCGATCTGATCTCCGTGCACGTCCTCGATCACAAAGAGAATCCGAAGAATCACGGGCATGAGGATCTCTATCCGATCACGGGCCTGTTGAGCGCAGAGCCCAGCGGGACGCTGCGGGAGAACCTCGTCCGGGTGATCGCGCCGGCAGACTACGAGCTTCGCGAAACGGACACGGGCGCACCGACGCTCTTCGGGCATTTCACCCCAGTCGGTGAATGGGCCGAGATCAACTCGGAGCGAGAAGGTCAGTTCATGGAACGGAGCGTAGAAGGCTTCGCGGATGAGTCCTTCCAGCGCTCGATCCCGAAGGTGACCTTCCAACATGGACGCGATCCATCGATGGGCGATCAGGTCTTGGGGATCCCCACGGTCCTTCGTTCCGACGCCTACACGGAAGTGCCATTGTTCGATGGAATCCCGCCCTTGGTGATGTCGGGGCTCCGCAATCACGCATACGGGATGTCGTATCGATTCAGCGTGGACGGGCAAGACGTGAACCGGAAGCCCGGCGTTTCCGAGCATAACCCGAAAGGACTCCCAGAGCGGACGATCACGAAAGCGACCGTGCATGAGTTCGGCCCGGTCACGTTCCCGGCGTATGCGACCGCGACCGCGGCAGTGCGTTCGATGACCGATTGGTATCAGCCACCGACCTTCGAGGATGAGCTCGCCAGGCTCGCCCGCGAACAACCGAAACATCTCGCTGCGGTCATCGAGCGGGCATTGAAGGGTGAGGAGGACGGGCAGCCTCGGGCGAAGCCTGAACCCGTCCCGCAACGGTTCCGTTCCCGAGAGGAGTTCTTGGAATGGGTTTCGAGAAGCTAGACGAGCTCCGCTCCGTCGAGGAGCTGAGCAACTATCAGAAGGGCGTGAAGAGCGAGATCGCCGCGCTCGAGGAGGAGTACGCGGGTCTCCCGTTCCCGCAGGACGCTCGGGAGAAGTACGCGGAACTCCGCGAGACGAACGACGAGATTGACAGCCGCGTCGTGGAGTTGGACAAGCGCCAGAAGTACCTGGAAGGGCTCTCGCAGGACAACGGTCAGACGAGGGCGATGGTCTTCGAACCGCGGCGCGAGGAGCGGGTCTCGATCAAAGAGCGGGACATCTACGACACGTCCTCCGTGAGGATCGACCCCGACAACCCCGACAGGGGCCGGCAGGAATACCGCGATCGTGCGATGCGGGCGGTGGAGATCACGCACTTCCCCGACTACTCGAAGTACGGGTGGACGACGGAGCGTGCCCAGGATCACGTCGCCTACCTGCTCGACCAGATGGACACCCCCGACGGGCAGGTCGCCCGCCGGATCCTGAAGACCGGTTCCCCTCAGTACCGGTCGGCGTTCCGCAAGTGGATGAGCGGCGTTCCGATGACGAACGAGGAGCAGCGTGCATTCTCGCTCTCGACCACCGGTATCCCGCTCACCTTCGTGCTCGACCCGACGATCATCCCCGTCTCGGCATCCGTGGTGAACCCGCTGAGGGCGATCTCGAACGTCGAGCAGATCGTGGGAGCGAACGAGTGGCGCGGGGTCACGGCGGCGGCGATCACCGCATCGCGTGCCGCAGAGGCCGCGGTCACGACGGACAACACCCCGACGCTCGCCCAGCCGGCGATCGTCTGCTCGCGTGTGCAGGCGTTCGTTCCGTTCTCGGTCGAGGCCGAGGGGGACTGGACCGGGATGGATGCGGCGCTCGCCCGTCTGTTCGCGGACGCGAAGGACGATGAAGAGGCCACGGCGTTCAACACCGGGAACGGCACGCCGCCGAACCCCTTCGGTGTGTTCACCGGAGCTACCGGTACGACGGCACTGTCCACCGGTCTGACGATCACGGCAGCGAACCTCTACTCGATCGAGGCGGCACTCGCACCGCGATTCCGTCCGAGGGCGCAGTGGGTGGCCAACCGGGCCATCTACAACATCATCCGAGCCCTGGACACCGCCGGCGGCGCGCAGCTGTGGCTCCGCATCGGTGAACTGCTGGACAACAACCCGCGCAGCGACGGCGGGAACGGGAACACGGGGCTCCGTTTGCTGGGCTACCCGGTGAACGAGCTCTCGACCTGCCCGGCGACGATCGTGAACGGCGTGAAGGACATCCTGTTGGGTGACTTCTCCATGTTCAAGATCATCGACCGCGTCGGGATGAACATCGAGCTGGTGCAGAACCTGACGCAGCAAGCGGTTGCAGGTGCTGGGTTCGGATTCCCGACCGGACAGCGCGGGCTCTTCGCCTGGTGGCGGAACGGTTCCAAGGTGCTGGACCCGGTTGGATTCCGCGCAGGTACAGGAACCACGTAAACAGGACCCTCCGCAAGGGACCGGGGAGCCGTACCTCCCCGGTCCCACGGGGGAAGGAGCAGAGATGGCGAACAAGACGCCTCACCCGGCACCGAAGGGGGTTCCGCCGACCCCTCGCGGGCCGCTGAACCCCGTGAAGGAGAAGCCGCTGTCATGACCAAGAAGGCGGACTACTACCGGGCGAAGCACGCCTTCGGGGTCAGGTTCGAGGGTGAGCAGGTCACCGTTCCCGCGGGCGAGATCGTCCCGAAGGGCTCACCGCTATTGAAGCAGATCGGGAAGGCCGCTGTGGAGGAGCACTTCGAAGAAGTCAGCTCGTTCGGACATTGGGACGTAGAGGCCGCTACCGCGGCACCCGGTGAGAAGCGCGGCGATACGGGATCCGGCCCTTACGAGAATCGCACCCTCGAAGAATTGAAGAACCGGGCGCGGGAGCTTGAGATCGTCGGGTTCTCAACGATGACTAAAGACGAGCTCGTTGAAGCCTTGAGGGACGGATGACCGACCGACCGAAGCCACCGGTCGAGCCGGATGAAGACCCGGACCCTCTCGAAGAGATCCAGGTACAGAACATCGACCCAACCCTCGCCGTGATCGCGGCGCTGGCAACCGAAGGGGGTAACTGAACATGGCAGGCGCAGCGTTCTCGGCGATCAACTCGACGGTTGGTTCTGCCGCGACCCGTACACAGATCCAGCTCTTGGCCGCAACCGTGAGGGCCAGGGTGAGAGGCTTCACCATCGGTGACACGGCCTCGACCACCGCGGGTGGAGTCAGATTCGTGCTCGACCGTCAGACCACCGCAGGAACGGCGGTGACCATCACCGCGGCGAACACGAAGCTTGACCTGAACTCGGCCTCCCCCGTCACCGTGGCTACATCGACGTTCACCTCGACCGAACCCACCACAGGCGTGATCCAGGCAGATGTGGGATTCGACCGGGTCGGGACCTACATCCTCTGGTTCCCGCCTGGTGTTGAGCCCTTCGTCACCACCACCGGCCGGCTCGGGCTCTCGAAGACGATCGGCGCGGATACCGACGTGTGGGCCGGAACGCTGTACTGGTCCGAAGACTGATGGCGGCAGCGGTTCACTTCGTCGCTGCTTCACCGACGATCCCGACCGATGGCACGTTCCCCTATTGGGAGACGCGCTGCGGGAAGCGGCTGGATCAAGAGACTCTCGGTGTCACGTCGAATAAGGCCGATGTGACCTGTCTGCGGTGCCAGAAGGCGAAGAAGTGAAAGAGCACTACGCGGTCTACCGACGCGGTTCGGTCTGGGAAGGCTGGACCGCGGATCCCGATGGTCAGAACAAGCGGCGCGTGGCGAGCTTCACGACGAAGATCGACGCGCTCGCTTGGTATGACGCAGCCAAGGACGCTGCGGGATGGAAGCCAGGCGAGCTCCCGAGGGAGATCCGGTGACCGGGATCCTTCGGGGGAAGACCCTCGTTGAGAAAGCGTACGGGCCGGGGTTCCGTGAGACGCCTCACCGCGAGGCGACGGCACCCTGGCCCGGATGCGGCATCGAGGGCTGCTCCTCGCAGGTCTACGGATCGATGGAACTCTACGTCGATGAGTATCCGCCTGCGATGGATTGGTACTCACGGCTCCTCAAGCGACTCCCGCAGAACGTCTGGACGCGGGTGAAGTTCTGCGAGCAACACCTCGCCGAAGTTACGAGGCGTTCCGTTGATGAGTTCCAAGAGCTGCCGGATCTCTGGGCTCCGTGGCGGGCGTCTCCTCCGGTGCTGACGCATCCTCCGAAGCTGGTGAAGCCGAGTGGCGGTCGGTGATACCTATTCGGTCGGACTGACCCAGGAGACGAACAACTCCTCCCTGACGATCCAGCCAGCAGGAACCGTTGAGGCGGTCGTTCACAACATCTACGTTCCTGCTGGCTCGGCATGGGAGCTCTACCGCACTGATGGCACGAACCCCATCAAGATAGATAGCGACGCCGTGACGGGCCGCTATAACCTGCAGATCCACGTGACGAACACGCAATACCTGACGCTGAAGAACGTCAGTGGTTCGACTATCTACATGGCCGTGGACGGGATGATCACCCATGCCTAATGCTCCCTTCCTCGCACCCGAGAGAGACCCAACGTTCAAGCTTGGCCGCGCGAAAAGCGCAGGGACGACATATCTCAGTATCCCGGGCATCTATGTCGGTGCAGGAGGACAGACGTTCAATCCACCTGCGAATCAAGACAATTATGCGCCATGGTTCACATCCACTCCTATCGTCATCGATCAATTGGTTATCGAGATATCAAGCCTGGTGGCGGGGAACATCCGCTTCGGGTTCTATGCCGCCGATACTGATTGGCAACCTATTGGTGCCCCGCTCGCCGATAGCGGCAGCATCACATCGAGTGCTGCGGTGCTCACGTATACGCCAGGTACCCCGATCATCCTCTCGAGAGGCCGGTACCTCTCGGTGATGAATCAATCGTCACAGTCAAGTTTGCGAACCGCCAGGGGAGCCATCATTGGATCATCGTTCGATCCGTCCCTTGGTGCTTCGCCAACTTTGCGGGAGATGTTTGTGGGTCGAGCGTTCGCTGCGTTCCCGACCCCCGGCACCGCTTGGACGACTTCCACTGGGATCTCGCAAGGGGTGGAGCACTATGTGTACTACCGGATAACCAAACCATGACTACGTATCAGACGACGGTGAAGCACTACGGGGATCAGGGGTTCATCGATCAGGAAGTGATCTCGTTCGACCTCACCGGTGAACGTGAATTCGCTTTCCTCTCATCGGACAAGCTCAGGAACCAATATCAGACCCTTCGCCAGTGGGCCGCGGACGCTACAGCGGAGTCAACAGCGTGGGCCGGGCAGAACGCCGCGCAACGTGATGCCGCGATGGCGACTACATTCCTGAGGCTCGGGAAGCTCCTAGAAGCCATGGCTGATCTCCTCTCGAACCTGGGGAAGACCTGATGCCGCTCGCCTCTCATCCCTACGTGTCCACGGTCACCGATTCGACCGATACCTCGCTCGTTCGGCCGGTGGATTGGAACAGCGATCATGTGGTCGATGGGTTCCTGCTGGCGATCAACAGAGCCACGCTCACGAGCACATCGACGCTGACGCTGATGCAGCAGACCCAGCTCCTCCTCACGGACAACATCTCGGGCGTGGATCACGTCATCAGCGGCGTGCCTCGGCAGCCGCGTATCAATCAGATGGTTCCGAGCGGATATGACCTCGATGTGATCGCGCAGCTGGCCCTTCCGGGTTCTCAACGGATGAGCGTCCTGGGGACGGGCCAGATAGTGATGTCCGATGATTTCAAGACTCGCCAGCGCATCGTCCTAGCCGGATAAAGGAAGGTAAGCACATGGCCGACATCCTCATCGACAACGAAACCGCGCCGGCGACCCCTGCAGCATCCAAGACGGTCCTCTGGGTGGATTCGACTACCAAGAAGTTCATGTATACCGATGACAGCGGCAAACGCCATGGCGGCTTGCTCTCATCGAACGCGGCAACGGCAGCTCAGGGAGCCCTTGCGACTACCGAGGTCTATCTGACGAACTCCAACCTACAGATCCCGTCGTTCGGCATGGAGGCAGGCCAGGTCTTCCAGTGGTGGATCTCTGCTTCGAAGACGGCTGCTGGCGTTGCTGCTCCCATCTGGACGTTCCGGATCGGTGCGGCGGGAACCATCGCGGATACCTCGCGGCTCGCGCTCACATCGGGTCAGATCCAGACCGCAGCGGTCGGGGATGGTGTGCTTACGGCCTTCCTGACGGTACGGAGCGTTTCGGCTACAGGTGTGGTTGCGGGAAGCGGTGGAACCGGCCCCGCTCCCTTCGGCGGCGGAGGCTCGGGCGCATCTGCGACCTTCGACAACACCGCGCTAGCGGGGCAATTCGTTGGGCTTACGGTTACCACGGGGGCGTCCGCGGCCTGGACGGTCAACGCTCTGTCCTGTCAGATGAGCGCGTAGGAACGGAGGGCTGATTGGCCCTCAACGAGGTAGGCCGCTATACCGCCGGAGGCATCGATGAAGTCGGTGTCCGTGTCTTCACCGTCACGGATGAGATCGGCCTCGAAGCATTCGGTCTTGCCGTTGCAGCAGTCGTCGTAACTCCTGCTTTCCAACCCAATGCGTTCCAAGAGCCAGAAGCGTTCCAGACGCTCGCCGGGATCGTCGTCTTGTCGCAACCGAACTTCGGTGAGTTCTACGACTGGTGGGAACCGCCCGAGGAAGCATTCTGGGCTGTTGATGTAGCGCATATATCGAGTCTGGATATCACGCCGTTCTTCTTCCCGCTGATCGTGGCCGGCGATGAGATCCCCGCCGCGCAGCGGTACGACGAGGACTATCAATGGACATTGCTGGACGAGGATTGGTCCGCGAGCGTCTTCGGATTCCCCGATCAAGCCCTCGATCCGGTGCCCGCGCTCTTCCCGCCCGATGTCACCACCGATTTCCTCGCAACACAGCTCGATCCCTCGATAGGCCAGGACGACCAATACCTCGAGCCACAGACCGAGGACTACCAAGCCGATAGCACCATCGATGTCGCTTGGTCGATGGATTTCGCTTCCGGCGATGAGATCAGCATCGCCACGCAACCCCTTAGCGAACAGCCCTGGTTCCCCGAGCAAGAGACCGAGGACTATCAGCAAGACTCAAGCCTCGATGTAACGGCGGCGTTCTTCCCGCCGGTTGCTGTTGATGACGGATATATCGGCACCACGGCGCTGCAGTCGGACCAGACGTTCGACCCCGAACCGGAATTCGAATGGGCTCCGTTCCTCGAGCAGAACGAAGGTTTCCTCTCTCCGAACGACGCCTTCGATGTCACCATCTCGACGCAATACCCCCTGGCTGAGCAGCCTTGGTTCCCAGACCAGGACATCGATACCGAGCTTCAGAACGATTCCACGCTCGAGACGATCGCGCAGTTCTTCCCGCCGGATGTCACTACCGACTTCCTGGCTACCCAACCCCTCGCTGAACAGCCTTGGTATCCGGACCAAGAGACCGAGGACTACGCCAACGACTCCACGGTCGATACGTCGTGGTCGATGGACTTCGCCTCGGGCGATGAGATCACGATCGCGACCCAGCCGCTCGCGGAGTTCCCCGAGTTCCCCGACGACCTCTCGCAGTTCGATACGCCATACGTCGAACAGAATGAGGGCTACCTCTCGCCTTCGCAGTTCGCCCCGGACGAGATCCTCGCCGCGCAGCCGCTCCTCGAGCCTTACCAGGCTTACCCCGATCCGGAACTCGAGGATTACCAGCAGTTCGCGGATCAGATCGAGGGCTACCTATCCCCGAACGATGCCCCGGATGTCACCACCGCTGCAACGTGGTTCCTTCCCGAGCATCCGGAGCCCGAGCCCGACTTCATCCCTGATGCCGCGACGGATCAGGTCGAGGCGCTCTCGGGGATCGCTGCGGATGACTCCTACATCGCGGCGCTGGACATCCCCACGGATCTGCAATGGCCCACCGAGGATGACGCTTTCGATTGGGGACCGTCATGGCTCCGCGACGGCGTTACCGCATTCCTCGCCGGGGACGACGGGCAGTACGCGGCGCAAGATCTGCCAGATCAGATTTTCGAGTTCACCGATCCGGAACAACCCGAACAGCCACAGACACCGCTCGATGTCGATTGGTTCCAAGCCGTCCCGATCGATAACACGGTCATCGCTGCGACCCAACCACTCGCGGAGCAATGGTGGTATCCGGAGCAAGAGACCGAGGACTACTTCCAGCCGCCGAACCTTGAGGTCGTTGGGCAGTTCTCCGCGCCTCCACCGCCTTCGGGAACCGGTCCCGACTTCTTCACCGCTGTCGTTCGGCCTCGTTGGGAACTCACCCTAGCCTTGCGGTGGACGGCATCATCGAAGAAGCGGTGGGCGAGTTATGGACGGACGCGTTGGCAGGCAACAGGTAGGAGCAGGTTCTCGTGAGGATGTCATCGCAAGACCTGCAATACGTCCCCGCAGAAGTCACCTTGAGGGATTCGGGACTCACCGTGAACGTCTCCGGGGATGTCGTGACGATGGCGTTCCCGGTATCCGAGGTCGCTCCTGCGGGCGGAGATTTCAAAGCCGCGACCTGGGAAACCGATGCGACCGCGACCCCGACCCGCTATCTCGCCCGCTGTCTGGTTGGTCCCGCCGGCACTGTGACATTAACCGCAGGCCTCTATGACATCTGGGTGAAGGTCATTCATTCACCCGAGACCGCCGTATTGCAAGCCACGAACCCCGATGGTTCCTTCGCCACCTTGGAGATCTACTGATGGTCTATGTCGCACCCGCAGACTTCCGACCGCAGACCCACGCCTCATGGTGTGCCGGCCTCGAGCTCACCGCATCCCAAGCTCCCGATGCGGATCTCACCGTCGCGATCGCATCGGTCACGCAGAGGATCAACGACAAGACGAACGACTTCTTCGAGGCGACCGTGGGCCTCGTCCTCGAGCACGATGTCTACGCGCCCTCTCCTCGGCTCTACCTGATGCGGCGTTGTACGGCGGTGACTGCCGTGAAGACCCGCTACTTCGACGGGACCCTCGTCACCCAAGACGCCAATGCCTACCGGCTGCATTCCTCGCTGGATTCAACGGGAGCGGTGGAGATCCAGGGCTCCGACTACCTCGATCTCACCTATTGGGGGGTCGGGCTCTCGGGGACCTACTGGGGTCCATGGAACTGGCCGCTGGGCACCCAAGCCGTTCAAGTGACCGGGACATTCGGTTGGACCGTGACTCCCGGAGATATCAAGCGGGCGACCGCGCTCTACGTCTGGGATCTGTTCTTCCGTCAAGCCGGTGATCTCCAACGGGCCAAGGCGTTCTCCCGCGGCGATGCACGGATCGAGCTGGCGGATGGCGTCCCTGAGGCAGACGAGATCCTGAGCCGCTACATGCGGCAGAGCCCGGTGATGATCGGATGACCGGGACCTTCGTCTGGGCTCCCGAGCGATTGAACGCAGCGATCCAGCGGGCCTATCTCGAGAGCCTGGTTCGAGCCGAGGCCGATGCGAAGGCTCACTCCCCGGATCCCGACAAGGCCGGTGTGCGGCTCGAGGGCAACGCGCTCGTTCCTACAGGATTGGGAACGGTCTTCGAGGAAGGCCGGCAGGGCGGCTATGAGATCAAGCCGAAGAGCGCCCAAGCCCTGAAGCTCCCCGGTGGCATCTTCGCGGAGGTCGTCAGAGGCGGAGCGATGGCTCCCAAGCCGTTCATCCATCCCGCCGCTGCACGGTGGGCCAATGGTGGCTTCCAGTCCACGGCTAAGGCATCCCTGGCCGCATCGGGGTTCTAGGTGAGTCTCCGCAACATCGTTGATGCCTGGCTCATAGACATCCAGACCCACGTCTCCGAGCTTGCCGACGCCACCCAGCACCGCTATGCGATGTGGAGCTTGGAGATGCTCGGGGATGCTGCCTCGGGTCGGCATATCGCGGTCTTCCCCGTTCCCCGCAACTCGACCTCCGTGCCTTGGACCGTGGGCTCTCTTCCAGCGAACCTCGAGGAGAACTACTTCCGGGGGATCATCTGGGAAGCCGCGATGTCCGAAGTGACCCGGCTCCAAGATGACGACGAGGCGAATGGAGCCTGGCTGGATCTGTACGAGACCGTCAAGGCACGCCTCATGATCCAGTCCTCGACTTCCCTCGGGACGGTCGGCGGTTACACCGTCTACAGAGAGTGGGATGCCTACATCGCAGGAACCGTCCGGGTGATGGAGTTCGGTTTCACCGTGCAGGAGTCCCGAACCTTTACCGCCTAGGGAAAGTGAGATGTGAAGTTCCGCCACGAGCCGAACGGCGAGGTATCGGGCGTCTATCGCAATGGGGAGACGTGGCACGTGAAGTTCAATGCCAACGGAACCGCAGAGGTGAAAGACGCAGAGATCTCCGAGACGTTAGAGGGGCTCGCCGCTTTGCCTGACCATCCCATCCGAGCCGTGAAGGGTAGTGGCTGATGCCTCTTTCGCTTGCATCGAACAACGACATCATCGGGCTGCACAAGCAGACGAACGAGGCAACGGTCGGAACGGTTGCGGACTATTCCTTCCCGCTCTTGACCGGAGATCACATGGCTCCGGTTCAGGACACGGCTGCGATCCAGGTCACAGACGCCGCATCGATCGTCGGGGACAGCTTCAAGAATGCCGGTGAGCATTGGGAGGGCATGGTCGTTACCCCGGCCTTCGACGCGATGCTCGGGACAATGCTGGTCTCGATGTGGCCGACCGATACGCCGTCCGGTGTCGCGCCCTCGCGGCTGCACACCTTCACGGGCTTGGGTTCCACGCCTCCATGGATGTCGATGTACGAAAACTTCGCGTCGGCCTCCTTGTCGCAGACGTTCGCCAAGGGGATCTGTTCGGGGATCGAGTTCGAGTTCGACACCACCCGACCGCTGCGGGTGACCTACCACATGGTGGGTGAGACGCCTTCGGTCGCTGCATTTACCGTGACCGTGGCTCAGACGTTGCTCGATGGATTCTTCGCCCCACTCGCTCCGGCGAACACGCTCCTGAAGTTCGATGAAGACACGTCTACCCCAGCGACGCACACCAACATCGTCAGCGGAAAGATCTCGGTGATGCGGGACGTGACGCCGCTGATGACAGCTGATGGAGCGACGGTCAACTTCTTGGCACAAGGGCTCCTGGTCGTCTCCGGGCATCTTCAGGTCGTGTGGACGGATTGGGACGCTTTCAAGACGACCTATTACCAGGCTGCGGCGGGCACGACTGCAGGCGCGACGTGGCCTGCGGGCTCCGTGGATCTCCTGTTCGGCCACACGACTTCGGCGACATCGCTCTTCGAGATCAAGCTCGACAAGTGTTTGTTCTCGACCACCGCACCGGCTCCGGATCCACAAGCTTCGCCGCTGCTCATGGATATCGACCTGCTAGTGAACAAGCCCGCGGCCGGTGACCATTGCAAGATGCTCCTCACCAACAACGTGACTCCGGCTTACTAGCGCCCGGTCTTCCCAAGACTGGCACCCAACTCCATAGCTGAAACGAGAGAAAGGGTGCTATGTCGAACATCGTTGAACAACTCAAGCTCCGTAGGCGTCATGAAACCGTGCTTCGCTCGGGCCTCAAGGTCGGATTCCACTACCCGGATATCGAGGACTTCATCCTCGACCTCGGGCAGATCCCACTTCCTGCCCTCGCCGCTGGGGAGCAACCCACCGAGGAACAGGCGCTCGAGGTTGTAACGCAGCATCCCGACGAGATGCGCCGCAGCCTTGAGTTCACTCGGAAGGTCGTCGCCTCGATGCTCGATGACATCGATGGGGAAGAGGTCACCGCGGATGATGATCGTGAGGCCATCGTTATGGCGCTCGAGCCCGAGGACCGTCAAACGCTCTTCCTGATCGCAACCCGCCAGCAGAACCCCAACGGGGCGAACCCGGGGGAAGCATGATGGCCGCGGTAGCGGCCTTCGCTCGGTCGGATCAGGGCCGACTCTATGCGACGGTCTGCGATCGGTGGGGCATCGATCCGGGGGCGCGGTTCTCTGACGATGTGGTCGCGTTCAATCTGCGCGCCGCGTTGATGGCGGCTCAGCCCGTTGAGGTTCCGAGTGGGCTCGAGGCGGACCTGGAGACGGCGGGTAGGGCTAACGAGGCAGCGTGGCTGGCCGGCGCTCAAGGGTGAAGATGCCGATGAGAACGACCACTCCGCCACCGATGAGCATCCAAAGGTTCGCATCGCTCAGGAGCCCGAACGTGGCGAGCACAGCTCCCCCAACCAGAAAGCTCCAGCCTTCGATGCGTCTCTTCATGGTCGCACTGTACGAGGTGCGATGACGGATGGCTAGCCTCCTCGGCGGTTTCGCGGGTTTCGGTGGAGGTTCTATCGGCCGTGCTTCAGTCGATCTCGTCTTGAATAACACGCTCTACAATGAGCAACTCGCTGCGTCGGAAGCGAAGACGAAGGCCAGCACGACGGCCATGGGCGGGGGCTTCGCCAAGTTCCAGCAGAGCGTCAAATCTTCGCTCACTGGTGCTCAGACGGCCTTCATCGGCCTCGGTGCGGTTGCTGCGATCGGCATAGCGAAGGGGATCAAGGCCACACAGGATTGGGCCGCGCAGATCCGCGTGCTTCAACGGGTGACCGGTGAAAGCGCCGAGAAGACATCTGCGTTGGCAGGTGCAGCCAATCTTCTGAATCTCGATACGTCCAAGCTCAATACCGGATTCGGGCTCCTCTCGAAGAACATCGTCAACAACTCAGCGAACCTCGTGAAGTATGGGATCGCCACACGCGATGCCTCGGGACAGATCAAGCCATTCAGCGAGGTGTTAGGCCTCGTTCAAGACAAGTTCAATACTCTTCCGAAGGGTGCCGAACAGACCGCATTCGCGATGAACGTGTTCGGTAGATCGGGGAAGGAGCTCATCCCCATCCTGGCCCGTGGGCGTGATGGTCTCGCGGAACTAGAGCAGAAAGCCAAAGACGCGGGCCTGGTCATGTCCCAAGACGCCGTTGATGCATCGAAGAACTTGAGCATCGCGCAGCGTGAGCTCGGGGATGCCTTCAAGGGAGCGGCGATCCAGCTTGGAACGGCTTTCATCCCGGTGATGACGGTGGTAGCCGAGGCCCTGACGAAGCTCGTGGAGTTGGTGCAGCTCGTCCCGAAGCCTGTCTTGGCATTGGGTGCGGCGTTCGTGGTGTTGGGCGCGGGAGTCTTGGTCGCACAGAAGGCATTCGTCGCTCTGAAGTATTCCACCACGGAAGGTAGCCTGAGCGGCCTCGTCGGCATCCTTCCGTTGCTAACCGCCATCGCGGCGACTGCTGAATTGGTCGCCGGCCAGATCCAGGACGCCACGACCAACTTCACGAAGATGGCGAAGCAAACCAAGATCAATGCCGACCTGCTCAAGTTCCTCCGCGATCGGATGGACCTCGCCGGTTCCGCGTTCGAGGGGCATAGCTTTTCGGGGTTCGTCGCCTCGCTCGACGGCGTCCGGGACAACTTGCAGGAGGCAACGGACAAAGCGCAGCCGCTCATCGAGCAGATGGACAAGTTGGGATTCTCCACGGGATCAGCAACGGCGATCCTCGGAACATACGCGGGAGAACTCGATGGATCGAGCGGAAGCATCGATCAGTGGATCCATGACACGGGCATCCAGATCGATAGCATCGCTGCTCTTGCGGAGTCCTACGGTAAGGGGCAGCTCTCGCTCCATGACTTCACGCAGGACCTGATCGGGTTCGGGATCAATCACAAGGATGTCTTCTTCATCGCCAGTGCCGCGCTCGACAAGTACAGCGAGCACCTCGACGCCGCAGGCCATCGCGTAAAGAACTTTGCCGATATGACGAAGAAGGAACTCACCGACTGGAAGAACACCGTCTCCGACAGCATCACCTCCACTTTCCTCACGCTGCAGTCGAAGACGAAGGACATCTTCAACGTCACCGTGAAGGAGCTCGACAAGGACTTCCAGACGATGCTTGCTAACGCTCTTCGATTCAAGACCGATCTCGCCGAGTTGCTGGCGTTGAAGCCGGGCACTTTCGGCCTATCGAAGACGGATCTTCAGCAGTTCGAGGTTTTCATGCAACAGCAGGGACCGGGTTTCGTAGATGCGTTCGTTCGTGCGTCACAAGCCCGACAGCAGCAGTGGATCCGTGATTGGCAGCAAGCGTCGAAGGCGGTTAGTCAGACGATTGCTCAGGCCGTCCCGAAGGATGTGCAGCGCGTGAACGTAGAGATCCATACATCCATCGTCGGTCCCGGCGGCGGGGTCTTCCAGAAGCAGTTGACCTGATGGCTACCACACTTCAGATCGTCGATCCCGAGAATACGAACGCGATCCTCTTCGACTTGAACGATCCAACCTCCGCGAACTCTGGTCTCTACGGGGGAGTGAGAACGGACCTGCTCTCCGATGTGGATTGGGGTTCCCCAGAGCTGGATCGAAGCATCGTGCAGGACTCCACGCTGGACATCGGTTATTCGACGTTCAGCCGCAGGGCCTTGGCCTCGGTGAAGCTGAAGCTCCGTATCTCGAACGCCTCGAGCTACGACAACATGGCGAAGGCCACCGCCCGCCTCGCGGATCTTCTCTCCCGCGGCGGGGTGCTGAAGTGGATCGCGAACGGGTCATCTGATACGCGGCTCATCGACTTCGAGCCGGCTCCTACACCGGTTCTGTTGCACGGACAGACCTACGGGATGTTCCAGGCCACGGTCATCTTCGATTCCCCCGATGGCGTGGAGCTCACCTTCGAGCGCCAGCCCTACATGCGCTCCGCTCGTCTCGACCCGGCTACGAACAAGATGGTGTCGAATCCGACACTCCTGAGAGATTCCAACGGAGACGGAACCCCGGACGGTTGGACGATCGTCAGCACCCCGACGCTGACCATCTCCGCCGCGCAGGAGTCACTTCACGTCGTGGCCGGAGCAGCCACTAGAGGTGTCTCACAGAACACCGTGACGGCTTCTGCATCATCGGGGCAGACCTGGACGGTGGCCGTCGATGTTCTGGTGGCTTCGGGAACCGCGGCCTTGATCCTCGATTGGCGCACGGCCGCGGACGCCACCATCTCGACGGTCACGACTACGTCAACCTCAACGACCTGGACCCGGATCTCGGCAACGGGGGTCGCGCCGGGAACCACGGACCACATCAAGGTGAGGCTCGAGTCCTCCGGTGCCGCTGCGACGTTCGATGTTCGCAATTGCCAGGCAGAGCAGTCGGCCACGCCCACCCCGTTCCGGGTCGTGGCGGAGACCGTCAATATCGATCCTGCGGCGTCGGGCTTCGCTCGCATCATCCCGATCTACAACCCGAGCTCCGCACCGGCCCCGGTGGAGATCACCGCGAAGGTTCCCGACGTGACCCCAGCTACGGTGGAGTTCCTTTATGGGCTCCGTGCTTCCGATGCCGTCACCGGGAAGCTCTTACTTGCGGACTATCTGAACGGCCCGAGCTACGCCCAGGCCGAAGCGACCGGCGGGAACTGGACGGTCACCCTTGGCACCGATACCTCGGCTGCAGCGGGGACGGGAGCCTCGGGCGGTGGGAACAACGTGGCCCGCTGCACCTTTGCCACGGCGATCTCGGACATCACGAAGCGCATCACCTGGAGCCGGACCACGCTGCTGGATTCTCTACGTGGGGAGTTGGATGTCTACGTTCGCGTGAAAGCCGCGAGTCTGCACCAACATCGTCTGCAGCTTCGCTGGTCTCCTGGCAATGCGGACCCGGCGTTTTACTCGAACGACGAAGCGGTTCACGACACGACCGATTCCGTATCGGGCGGACAGTGGTCCACGATCTATCTCGGACCCATCGACCTGCCCACCGAGACCAACGTCACACTTGGAACCCTGAGACTGGAACTGTGGGCCGCGCTCGAGCAGGGCGCGACCGCATCCAACCTCGACATCGATTACCTTTCCCTGGTCCCCGTGCAGAAGGCATCGGTCACCGGACCGGATGGAGATTCGACGGTCTGGCTTGGGGATGAGATGAAGAAAGGCGTGGAATCGGGTACGAACCCGACCACGCTCGGACATCTCCTGTTCTTCGATGACACCACCGACAGCGCGGGCACTGCTCCGGTCGCGGGCGGGATCGTCCAGGCGGGACATCACATCACACGGTTCCGGTTGGGCAACGGCTACGCGAGCGCTCGGAACATCGACATCCGCATCCGCAACCGAACCGACTCCACGACGGTCAAAACCAAGACCGTGGCGGTGATGGGAAACACGAACCGCGTGGAGAAGCTGATCCAATGGGACGCGGTAGCGGGGAAGACCTATCAGGCTCAGGTCTTGAACCCCGGGGGAGTTTCCACGATCACCAAGAGGAACGTCTACCTGCGCTCGGTCAAAGACTCGTTCATCCCGGTGGTGATCCAAAACGAAGCGATCCGCACGGACCCGGGCTCCCGAACTACACGGTACGTCGTGGAGAAGATCGATAGCTCGAACAACCTGATGGGGGAGTGGGAATCCACACAGGTCCCGTTCTGGGCTCCGCCCGGTCTCTCGCTGCTCTATATCGAATGCTGGGACGCGGCAAACATCGGCTACAACGAGAACACGTCCGTACTCACGCGAACGCTGACGGTGACGCCTGCCGTCTATCCGAGGTGGTGGATCTGATGGCACGCATCTTCCAGACCGGCATGGAGATGGGCTCGGATAAGTTCCTACTCTCCGGCGCTCCGGGCGTCTCAACATCGTTCACCCGCGGCGCATGGTCCACCTATTCGATGCAGCTCAATGCGAACGCGGTGATGGCCTGGGATTCAGCGGTCTCGGAGTTCTATGGCGGGTTCGGTTTCTATGTCACCGGTACGACAGCGAGTGACCTCATCTGGTTCGAGTCTCCCGGTGCCGTGGTGCAATGCTCCTTGAAGTACACGGCCGGGCAGCTCTGGGAAGCGCGGAAGTCGAATGGCGGCACGCTCCTCGGAACTTCCACGACCGCGATGACCACCGGTGTCTGGTATTGGATCGAGTACCACGTCATCATCTCCGCCACGGTTGGCGTGTTCGAGGTCAAGCAGAACGGCATCCAGCAGATCAATGCGACCGCCGCCGATACCAAAGGTGATGCGGGTTCAGCGACGGTGGACCGTGAGCTCTGGGTGAACCAGGCGCAGTTCTACATCGATGATCACTACGTGAACGACACGACCACGGCGACCAACGCGGCGTACTCCGGGGACATCAGGATCAAGGGCTATATCCCGAGCGCGGCGGGCGATGTGACGGGGATGACTCCGACCTCCGGCGCGAACTACACGAACGTGGATGAGGTCCCTCCCGATGATGCAACCACCATCGTTGCCGCCACGGGAACCACTCTCTACGACCTCTACAACATCCCGAACACGTCCGGGGTTGCCACGGTTCAGGCCGCGACCCTCTGGCTCAGAGCACAGAAGTCCGATGCCGGCGCGAAATCCATCGCGCCGATGATCAAATCGGGTGCGACGGAGAATCAAGCCGCGGACCAGACGCTCTCAACGACCTGGGCCTACTACCGGAAGAACTATAACGTCGATCCAACCGACAGCGCTGCGTGGACGCCCAGCAAGATCGACAACTTGCAGATCGGTCAGAAAGCGCGGTAGGCGTGGCAGACCTCCGCTCGAGACCATGACCGATACCCAAACCACCCAAACGATCGCTGAGGTTGCGGAATCTCCCTCGACGACGAATACGAACGTCACGCAAGCGATCCTCGAGATTTCCTATACGCCGGCCGAGGTCGCCTCGAATCCCCCCGGTAGCGGCGGCGGTGCGGTACGGCGTGGACGGATCCCGGTCTCGGGCAAAGGCACCCCGCTAGCCGAATGGAGCATCGACGGGCGTGCCGTTCCCTTGGATTGGGATCCCCCGACGATGATCGCGCCTGGTGGATTCGACCAGATGCGTGGCCGCGTTGCCGCACGGAGGTTCCCGAGGAACGCCGGGCAGGGCTCCATCGTTCTCGCTCGGAGGCCGAACGGACAGATCCTCTGGCTCGGTCGCATCATCGCACCGCCGAAGGTCCGAGAGGGTATCGCGCAGTTCGATGCCGCAGGACCGAAGTCCGTCCTCGAGCTCCGAGCCGAACGTCTGCCCTATCAGCTCTGGGGCGGGACGTACTGGTCCGACAGAGAAAGCGACCCGTTCGGTTACAACAACTCGGAGAAGTTCACGCTGTTCTCGAAGGGTCCGGCGCTGGGTTGGGCCGTTGACAATGCGACTTCGTACACCAGCGGGTTCAAGTCGGGCTACGCGCTCTACGCGAGGGACTGGCCGTTCCGGCGTATCTCGTTCACGATCCATAAGAGCACCGACGATTCGAACTTCGCGTTGAAGCTCTATACGTCCGATGCGCTCGGTGCATTGGCCGAGCTCAGATCGTGGAGTATGGGGTCTGGCAACCCCGACCCGACCTCTATCGATACCGCGATCGCGCCGGCCGACACGCTCTCCCTCGTCCTCGAATCCACGAACACCGCCACTCCTGGAGCGAAAGAGAAGTTCTGGATCGCAGATCTGCATATCAATGGTGTCGGCATCGATGACGAGGCCACGACCTCCGACATCATGGTGGATCTCTCCAACCGCTCCGACTACGACCCCGACGCCATCGCGGATTCATCCCTCGCCGCGCTCCCGCTGGATTGGGATTCCTCCTGGGACCAGCTCGCGGACTACCTCGCAGGTCTGGATGATTGGGTCTGGATCGTGGAGGAAGACTCCGCCCTGAAGCGCGGCGGGCGGATGCAGTATTTCGGAGGGATGCGCTACAACTCCTGGGGCCGCGATGGTGAGGGTGAGTGGAAGGGCCAGATCCACAAGGGCATCGTGGAAGACCTGACGTTGCTTCCCCTCTACAACCGGGTGACGGTCTACTACGAGTCTCCCCCTGGTGTGTCTCAGGCGTTGACGGTCGATGTCTCGGATGTGGCCGATCTCGATGACCCATTGGCGCGGAAGGGCTACGTTTCGGAGTATCCAACCCCATTCCGGATCGCGGTGCCGCAATTCAACAATAACCTGGCGGCGTCCGTGGGAGCCACGTTGCTCCGGAGGCTCACGAAACAGCGGGTTCAGGGAACGGTGAAGGTGACCCGATTGCATAACGGGCAGCCCTTCGATATGCGGGCCGGCGACACGTTGAACATCACCGACTTCACCCCGAAGATCCCGCCCCAAAGGATCACCCAATGCACCTATAACCCCGATGGCACCGTGGATATCTCGCTCGAGCGGAGCTTCGACCTCGGGATCGTGATGCGGAAGCTGCAGCGGGGAGCGCGGCGGAGGGGTCTCGGATAGAGCCTTGACCCGAGGTTGAGCCTCGGGCCATGAGACGCCTACTGATTCCTGCCGCGGTCCTCGTCGCCGTCTTTTGCCTGATGCCTCCGGCGTGGGCGAGCATCACCGAGGTTCACACCTGCAAGACCTATCACTCGTTCAACGGCAATGCGGAGGTCAAGCTCTGCGTCTACGCCTACCAGGACAACGGCAACGACCTGGTCTGGGTGAGGGCCACGGCCGCACATGTCAATGGGTTCCAGAACCCGAACCTCGTCAACATCCAGCTTCGGGATTGGACATCGAGGAACGGCAGCGATCCCTGGTGTAACGGCCGAGCTCCGGGCTGCGGTGGTGGCGGCAACGCTTCGGTCACGGCCGGCATCCCGATCGTGCTCGACACGGACGACCTCTTCCCTTCGGAGCATTACTGCTCGATGCATGGAGAAGCCGATACGTTCATCCAATGGCCCGGTGGCGGTACGAGCTCACCGGATCTCAACAGCCCCACTACGGACACGATCGGAGCAGGCTGCATCCTGACCTAACGCACAGGAAGCGCCCACTCGGGATGATGGAAGAAGATCTCCCAGCCACCGACTACGAGCTCGATGGCTATCGCCCACAGCGCTAGACGCCTCATGTCGCCATCTTAGCCTTGACCTGCGGCTGAGCCTGCAGGGGTGAGCACTCCGGTCTTCGTGGGCATGCCGCCCACCGATACTCGCTTCGTCATCCCTCGAACGGGAACCATGGACCCCGATGATTCCTGGGGTGAGATCCGTTGCGGCGGGCCATGCAAAGACGATTACGCCCGGATCAAGGTCCACGTTCAAGATGCCCAACACTTCCTGAAGTTGCAGCAGGCGGCGATCAACTCCATCGAATCCGCCGAGCGGGCGTTGGGGTTCAAGGTCATCTGTACCGGGTCATGGCGGGCGTGCTCGACGCAGAAGGCACTCTTCGCGACCGACTCCCAGCGGTACGCGGATCCGGCCAAGACCGCCCACACCCGCGGTCTCGCCATCGATGTGAATCAAGACCTCCCGAAGCTCAAGCTCACCGCGATCGACGCGGCGCTCGAGGGCCGAGGGTGGCACCAGGCCCGCTCCGATGAGCCCTGGCACTACAGCTTCGGCATCCAGGTATGACCCCCCGGGAAGGTGGCGATGCCTGATACCCCTGATGATGGAAGCGGGCCGAACATCGGAGGACCGATCGGCGGCTATACGTCTCGGCCCATCCCTGATCCGACCGTCCTCACCACCCAAGCTCTCTACCGTGAGGTCGCGGCGCTGAAGGAACTGATCGAGCAGCGCATCGACGCAATATCGAACACGATCAACGCGGCCATCACGGCGCGTGACAGCCTCGACAAAGAGGTGCAACTCCGAACCGACCTGCAGTTCCGGCTCGTGGAACAGCAGCGCATCGAACAGAAGGGTGACACGAAGAATGCAGTGGACGCGGCATTGACCGCCCAGAAGGAAGCGATCGGGAAGACCGAGACCTCGACCAACAAGGCGCTCGAGGAGCTCGGCACACGCCTCGATACCGCCATCGAGAACCTGCGGCGTGCGAACGATGAGGTGAAGGAACGGATCGTGGAGGTGGATCGTCGCGTGGTGGATGTCGTCTCACAGAAGGTCGGCGCGACCACCGACCGCACCGGGCTCTACGCGGCCATCGGCATCATCACGACACTCATCTTCCTCGGGATCGCCATCGCCGCCGTCTTCGCTGCGAGAGGGGGATAGATGCTCTGGACCATCCTCATCATCTGCTTGATCGTTCTCGCCGTTCTGTTCATCGCCCGACATATGTGAGGAGGCTCCATGTTCCAACTGTCGTTCACCGCGGATGATGCGAAGCGCGTCATCCATACGTTCCTTCAGGCTGCATTAGGCGGCTTGATCGTGGCACTCTCGTCGCAATCGCAGCTCCCCAAGAGCGTCAGCGATGCGAAGCAGGCGGCGTATGTCCTGGCGGTTGCCGCGGTAGCAGCGGGGTTGAGCGCAGTGAAGAACGCGGTGTTGAAGGATCGTTCCGCCCTCAAATGAGCATCCCGTTCTGGGCATGGGGTTTATGGGCGTTGGTCGGTCTCGGGATGGAGATCATCGCGCTCTACAACTCGACCCCTAACGACACGTTAACCGCCACGATCGTTACGCACTTCCCAGGGACATGGGTCCTACTCGCGGCGGCTTGGGTCCTGGCGCATTTCACTTCGGCTGAGAAGAACAAGGGCAACGAACGCTGAATCTTTGACCCATCCTTGAGCGTGGGTGGTGCCGACGTTCGTCGGCACACCCATGAGACGAGCCTTAGCGGCCGCGTGCATGGCAGCCCTCATCACACTCGGCGGGGCAAGCGCCGCAGACGCTCACCTCGTCGGTGAAGTCGGGTACCACGCGAACCCTCCGAAGCCCGGTCATGCGCTCAAGCAGCAGACCGGCATCCTCGCTGCGCCCTCACCTGCTCCCGCCGCGTTACCGACAGGAGCACAAGGCGGCGGGATCTACTGGCTGACCGCAGCTCAGGTCGGTAGTTATGCACGCACCGCCGGGTTCCCTGAGTCCGTTATCCCGACGATGGTCGCGATCGCGTATCGCGAGTCTCATTGGAACGCGCACGCGATCAATCTGTCTTCCGGCGCGTGTGGACTGTGGCAGCTCTACCCGTGTCCCGGCATCGCCGCGCTCGGTCCGATGGTCAACGCCGAACTTGCCTACATCAAGTACCAAGCATCCGGTCTCGCACCCTGGGGAGGTGCTCCATGAAACGTCTGCTTCTCGCGCTGTTCGCCGCTGTCCTCGTCGGGATCGTGGCGGCTCCATCTGCCGTGGCTGCGCCGGCGGCCATCTTCACGGCCCAGTCAACCGGTCAACGCGGACACATCGACCCGATCGTCTCGCCCGGTGTTCCGAGTGCCCATGAGCATTGCTTCTACGGCGCGGTGGGGGTGGAGACCAATGAAACTTCCGCGGACCTTAGGTTGAAGCCAACGACCTGGATTGAACCTAGCAACCACTCGGCGATCTGGATCCCATGCGTCTACGAAGACGGCGTCCTCGTTCAGCCCGCCACGTCGAAGCACATCCTTGCCTACTACAAGCCCATCTCTTGCACCGAGCAGGTCCCACCCGACAACACGGCGGGCGTGACCCACGAGTACGGCTACCGGAACACGATCGGCGGCGGGGCATTCTCGCTGACACCGCCGGCATCGAGCTCGAGCGGCTATCTCGTCGTGACCCTATTCTGGCGTGCTGCTCGGGACCTTCCCGGTGCGGGATGCTTCCCCACGGTTCAGGCGTATATCCGGCTCGCCATCGGAACGGGTCCCATCGGGAACATCACGCTTGGTGGTCCAGTGAACGGTGTGGATGGGGCGTTGGGTCCGACCACTATGCACGGGGACTACTTCTGGGCCTGGGATCGGGACGTGTTCCAACGGTTCCTCGATCAGTGCGTGATACCAGGCAAGGCGTGTGGGACGAACCCGAGCCTTTGACCTGAGGGGGACGATTCCAACATGGTTACCTTCCTAGCAGCGCTCATCTGCATCATCTTGGGCTTCGTCTCCGGCTTCACAGACAAGCCGATCCTGTTCGACTCGCTCGTGTGGTTCGTCGCGGCGATCTCGTTCAACACGCTGAACGTCGTTCTCCCAGCGATGGGACGCAAAACGGAGTGAGATGCGCCATGGGGTGCTGGTCGTGTTCCTGACCCTGCTCCTCACCGCGAACGTCTGGGCTACCCCTACTCGAGCGGAGCGGGGCCTGTTCAATCTCACGAACCACGAACGGGTGATCCGCAGCATCGGGAAGGTCCGCTGGGCGAAGAACCTCCACCGCGTAGCGCGATCCTGGTCGATCCACCTCGCGAAGTTCCACCATCTCGCGGACCCCGAGAAGCTCTACTGTGCCTACCAGGGCGCGAACGTCGGCGTCTCGAACACGATCAAGGCCATGCACGAAGCATGGATGGCTTCACCGTCGCACCGGATCAACATCTTGGACCCGCAGTTCCATCGTCTCGGCGTGGGAACCATGCGAGATCAGGCTCACGATCTCTGGGCGACGGAGATCTTCTGTGGGTGAGCAGGTGGACGAACACGGACCATTGGTGCAGATCACCTACCGGGATGCATGGTTCGACGTGAACGCGGGGGATTCCGACGAGCCCTGCGTGGCGGTGGTCGTGGGCTGGGAGATGCCATCGCAGTTCGCCGATGTCACCTCGGTTGCTTCGGAGCGGATCTCCCACGGTTGGTCCCGAGCCGTGACCCATGTCTGGAACGCATCCATCGTGGAGCGGATCGTGCTGGACCGGGCCGCGGTCAATCCGGTTGCAACGCTTAGGACAAGCGTTTAGGCTATCCTCTCCTCTCGCGAGGAGCCTTTGGGAGACCGCCCTACCGGACCTGGGGGCGGTCTCCCGTTTCTATCGCTGCTCGTAGGCGTTCATCCGATGCCCTCACATATCGAGGCCACTGGCTCAGATCAGAATGGTTCATCAATCTCCGCCAGGCCTCGACATCGCCTGATCGCGCCACCTTCGAGGCGAACGTATGCCGCAGGAGGTGGGGCCAGATCCGGTCGAGGTGGGCGGATTGCTCGGCGGCGTGGACCCACTGCCGGAACCTCGCGGGACCCACCCCGATGATCGGGTCGAGACCGCCGTCGAGCAGATGCCGTGCAGCGGTCCTTCCCCGGACGTTCAGCGGGACGGCGTAGGGCTTCGAGCCTTTCGCTTCGCGGAACCATAACCAGGGGCCTTGGGCATCATCGAGATGCACGTCCTCGCGTCGGACCGCGGTCAGGGAAGAGACCCGCGCACCGGTCGCGAGTGCGAGCATCATGGCCCATCCTCTTCTGGGTTCCTGCCGGAAGGCCGCGGCGAGCAACCGCTGGCAGGCTTCATCCGAGAGCTCCGGGGCCGGCGGAGCCTTATCTCGGGGGATCCTCATCTCCGCCGCAGGATCATCTGTTCGATAGCGGCCGTCGCACCAGCGATAGAACGCCTTGAGGGCTCGGGTCGCATCTCCCCGTTTCTTCCCCTGAGCAGGGAGGCCGATGATGTAGCGGGTCAACTCCTGCTCGGTGATGTGAACCGGGTCGATCTCGTTCAGCCAGGCGAAATCGGCAACGAAGCACATGAGCTCGTATCGGTACTTATGGCAGGTCGTTTCTGCCAAACCGCTTGCGATCATGAATGCTGCGAACGCGGCGAATATCGCCGGGAAGTCGTCGGCATCTGGAACGGGGAGATGCACACTATGGAGCGTCGGCCGTTTGCCAGACGTGGAACAGTCCCCCCCGCGGTTATTTCTCTGTAGCGCAGAACGGTTAGGACCAAAGGCGTTACGCGACGCCCTTCAACCTCACCCGCGTGGGTGAATCGTCCAACGAATACGGAAGAGGAACCCCGAAGAGCACATGGAGCCGCAGCAACAGAGGCAGGCTCGGATGGTTCCGACCCTTCTCCCAATTGCGGACGTTCTTCTCATCGGTCTCGAGCAGGCGCGCCAGCTTGGCCTGCGAATAGCCGAGCCTGCGCCGCTGCATCTTGATCCACACTTCCAGCCTCAGCGGCGGAGCACCCGCTGAGTTTCTGTCCTCAGACATGGGGGCGAGTATGACCGGACATTCGTGACCTGTCCCGTCCCCCATTCGGGTAGTCCCCCATCCGGCCGAGGAAAAGATACGTCGGATAGCGTACCCGGGTACTCTTGACCGGGTCATCACCACCGGGTAGAGTCCCCCCCGTGCTTCGACTCAAGGAGATCCGGAAGGCCCAGGGCCTGTCTCGCCAGAAGCTCGCGGCTCGGGCAGACCTGACGGAGAAGACGATCTACCGCGCCGAGGTCGGTCTCGGTGTGAACGCCTCGACCCTCGTCGCGATCGCTAAAGCGCTCGACGTGACCGTGGGCGATCTGTTCGACGAGGAGGCCTCCGCATGATCTTCGACCTGTTCGTTCTCGCAGGGATCGCTATCGCGTTCCTGTTCATCCGCACGTACCGAGCGAAGGGATAGGACCGTGAAAGCACTCCTGCTGGGGATCGGCATCGCCTTGATGACCGCGACCGCGGCGCACGCGAGCGGCGGAGTCATCGAATGGACCGGGAACGGTTCCGACAACCTGCCGTGTGAGACCGGGGGCCATTGGGTCCTCGCGCCCGCCTTCGGGATCGACTCCGCGGTTCTCACCGTGAACGGGACCGATTACGTGATGACCCAGAACGGCAACGGATCGTGGTCCGCGGATTCCTCCGGTGCCCTGGCTGAGAACACCACCGCCTACGTCACCTACACGGGCGAGGGCGACGAGCGGGACCACCTACAGCTCTCCCACTGCACCGATACCAGCCCTTCGCCTTCGGAGAGTCCTTCTCCGAGCGAGAGCCCGAGCGAGAGCCCGAGTGAGTCACCCTCTGAATCCCAGACGACCAGCGTGATTCCGCCGACCTCAGGAACCAAGACCACGAGCCCCTCTGCCAGTGTCCTGGGCACTCACCCCGGTGGCGGGCCTTCGCCTACCGCCTTCACGGGTGGGTCGTTCACGGCCCCGCTGATCGCGATGGGGATCCTCCTGATGCTCGGTGGCGTGGCCCTGGTGCTCCGGGTGGTCACCAGGAAGGCCGTCTGATGGCACAGGAAGCCCCAGGAACGCTCACCCGGGCAAGTATGCCCCCGGAGGCGCGGAACGGTATGGCGGTCCGTACGGGCTTCGCCAGAGTCATCCCCCAGAAGCGGCTGAACGCCGTGGGAGAGGTCTTCCGAGCCTGGTTCGAGTGCTCCGACTGTCAGGCCGTCGTGCATCTAGGTGACCGGTTCTGCCGTTGGTGCGGGGTTCAGTTCTGGACCCCGAGGAAGAGAGACTGAGATGGACGGGTACGTGATCGCGGATCCAGGCACCGACCCGGAGGCCGTCTTCAACGAGCCGGGTGTACGTCATGTGGCGATCCTCGAGAACGGGGAGCTGTTCGTAGCGTTCGAGGGTGAGCGGCCCTGCGCCGGCGCTCTGCTCTTGAACACCCCGGACACCGATCAGGACGGTTGGTGGTACAGGGTCCGCAAGGGCATCGCTTCGGGTCCTGAGGGCTTCTACCTCCTGAGTCGTGAGCGGTTCCAAGAGTTCCTGACCACGCGACCGAGCGATCCCCGAGCGCCGGTCCGTCTTTCGGAGCCGCTCGTCGCAGCGTCCGTCCTCACGTCGGGGAACGTCCTCGTGATGACGAACGGCGAGGAGATCCCAGGAGCCATCTGGGGCTCCAAGGCCGAGCGCTATCTCGATGCGCGGATGGTCTCGGCATGAACGAACTCAAGCTCATCCGCAAGATCGACCATGAGACCGTGGCTCGGGAGCTTCAGGAACTCGCCCGAGAGCACGCCATAGCGGCTCACGTCGATGAAGTCTTAGAGACCCATGAGCTCTATGACCAGGACTCGGAAGGCGGGGGGACTCGTCTAAGCGGAGCGCATGCGCAGGCTGACCCGGGCTATACAGGACCTGCAGGCGAGACGACGCTGGACCCAGCCGAAATCACTTCGCTCCCGCCTTCCGAGCTTTACGACCAAGACGCCGAGGGGGGCATCCTCGGTCCGATCTGTGATGAGCCGTTCCATGTCTGGCAGCGGTTCGAGATCTGCACCGTCTGCGGTTCTGCTGCCTTGGTGGTGGACGAGTGATCGTCCTCCGCTGTGGACATGATGCCCCGCCGGCGCGGGTCGGAGGTCGCACCCTGACGATCTGTGAAGCCTGCCGCAAGGCGAACATCGCCCGAACCACGCCCGTGGCAGAGGCGATGGACCGTCATCCGGCGGGGAAGAAGCGGACCTTCCGGTGGCGGGATCTCAGGACTCCGGTGATCGACTGATGCCGTTCGACCTGAGCAATTACGAACCCGTCGAGGATCGCCTCGCGAAGTTCTGGGCGGATCATCCGGCCGGGCGCATCGGCACCGAGCTCGTTCACATCGGCAGCGACGGATACATCGTCAAAGCGTCCGTGTGGATCGAGAACATCTACTTTCCCTCCAACGTCTCTGCGACCGCTACCGGCTATGCCCAAGAGGCTGTGACGGACCGCGGCGTCAACTCCACATCAGCGCTCGAGAACTGCGAGACATCCGCGATCGGTCGAGCCCTCGCGAACCTCGGATACGCACCGAAGGGCAAACGACCGAGCCGAGAAGAGATGCGCAAGGCGTCAGAGCCGGGGAGGTCTGAGCGGGCGGTCCCGGTCTCTGATACGGGGGCCGCGTCGGAACCTCTTACCCTCCCGGGTGCCAATACCGACGCGGCCCCCTCATCGTCTGCGGCCCCTAACGCTGCAGGCACGTCGGGGGGTGAGGGACGTCTCTCGGGGGAAGGTGGCGACCCGAACCTCCCGACATCACGCCGTGATGCTCTTTGGAACCAACTCGTTCAGTTCGCCGGTACGAAGCGCAAAGCACTGAACGCCGTCAACACGACGATGAAGGCGAGCTGGACCGAGGGCCACATCAGCGACATCCCCGAGGACGATCTCGAGCACACGCTCAAGGCGTTCATGCAGCGGGAAGGGGTCGCGTGAGCTACACCTCGTTCAAAGAAGAGCGCGTCCTAGAAGCGAAGCGCGACGTGGAGAAACTCGAGCGTCAGCTTGCCGTTGCCAAGGCCTATCTGACCTTGGCCGAAGCAGAGTTACAAGAGGAAGAAGATCTCTATCGGGTGAGCGATTGATGTTTGCCATCTCGCCGTTCCTGTCCTGGGCCATCGTCCTGTTCCTCGTCGCGTTCTTCGTCTGGATCTATGCGCTGATGAAGACAGCGAAGAGAAGCGACGAGTGGATGGACCAGCGTTGGGTTGAGAAGAAGTGGCTCGAAGACCATCGAGGAGAACTGTGATGTCTGTCCGGCTTGAGCTGATCCGCTCGCCGGCAGATGAGGCCGGGGGGCTCCGAGCGCCGCTGTACGAACTCGAAGCCCGTCCAGCGGTCCCCCCGGCCATGTCTTGCAACTGGTGCGCTCGACCCATCGCGGCCTACATCTCGATCCCCGGAGAACGGTCGTTGCTGGCTTGTGCGAAACACCTTGAACAGCTCGAACCATTGGTGAGGTTGCGGGCGCTAGAGGTAGGGCTCGTCTAGGTGGATTGGGTGAAACTCTACGCGACGTTCGCGACCGATCCGAAGGTCGTTGGACTGAGCGATAAAGCCTTCCGCCGATACATCGAGGGCATGTGCTATTCCGGGTTCCACGAGACCGATGGCTGGGCGGTCTGGCCCCAGGATCGCACCACGCAGGAACTAAGAGACGCGGGTCTCGTGGAGGATTCTGGCTTCATCCACGGCTGGCTGAACCGTCAGCGGAGCAAGGCCGAGGTCGATGCCAAACGCATTGCAGGACGCAAAGCGGCTGGCATTAGGTGGGGCAATGGGTCACCCAATGCGAAGGGCAATGCGGAACCCAATACAGAGGTAGAGGTAGAGGTAGAAGGAGAGGTAGAGGTACTTCCAAAAGCCCCACCTACGGTGGGGAACGCTACGCAACCGGTAACCCATGACGAGCTCTACCTCGCCGAACGGATCACCGATAGCGAGGGGAAACATCTTTCACCAGCAGCGATACAGAAACTCAACCGCCGGTTCTCCACCGCTGCCGTCACTTCCGCTCTTCGGCGATTGCACGGCTTCCCACCACCCGACCCGATCGGAAGCGTCTACGCCTACGTCGAATCCCTCTGCCAACTCGAGGTCCCCGCATGATCGATCCCTGGTTCGATGAGGAAGACGACCTCGACCTGATCTACTTCGAGACCCCGCCGGCCGACGATGCATCTCGTTTCGCTGAATGGTTCAAAGGCCAGCCCGAATACATGAAGCGACGGGTTCGGGTCTCGTTCCCTCGGTTAGTTGCGGCGATCGAACGGGAGCTGGTGCCATGAGCGATGCACCGTGGACGCCGGGACCGTGGGCAACTTACGGACGGCGATACGTGAACGTCGCGGGCACAGAGGAACCAATCGCTACGGTGGATGAACCGGATCCTGACATGCAACGAGCCGATGCCCGCCTCATCGCCGCGGCACCGGAAATGGCAGAAGTCTTGGCCTCCATCAACCACTGGGGCGTTGCCTCCGTAGAGACCGTGGACAAGGCCCGTGAGATCTATGCCCGTATCCGGGGTGGAGCATGAGCTTCTGCTATCGCTGCGGCTCTCCGAACCACGGGACGGCAGAACACGACGAACCGCGCCCGAACCTGTTCGACCCCGAGCCGCGGAAGCTGGCTCGCTCGAGCGATCCTGATACCTCGCACGCCGCAGCCCGGATGCTCTCAGGGAAGGCCGGAACGATGCGCTTTCGGTTGCTTTGGGTCTTTAAATTCAACGAATACACGGCTGAGGAAGCGGCGTTCCATACCGATTTCACAGCAGCCGATGGGGCGTGGAAGCGTGTCTCGGATCTTCTGAATGATGGCCTGATTGAGCCAACGGGCGAGACTCGGCCGGGGACCTCGGGGCGGCAACAACGCGTTCTTCGTATCACCGAGAAGGGCCGAGCTGTAGTCGAGTGGGGACTCTCGGCATGAGGTTCTGCAAAGAACCCGGCTGCCGAACGATCCTCAGTACCTACAACTCCGAAGATCGATGCTTTGTCCACGTCTTACCGAGGTGGGGTCCGAACGTCCATCGGGCCTTACGGAAGCGCCGACAGGAAGAGCTTGAGGGCAAGCATCCCGAAGACCTTCGGTTCGTGGATGGTGACCGCGAGAAGAAGCTGGCTGCATTGCGCGGTGACATCCCGATCTGGGAGGAGCTCCACCGCCGCTATACCCAACGGCCACCGAGAGATGTGATGGAAGCTTGAGCATCCCCTGGTGGCGTCAAGATCCCGCCCCATCCTGGGTGCCTCGTCTCGGCATGTTCATCTCTGCGATGGGGATCGGCTTCATCCTCGGCTATGGCTTCGGGTTGATGCATTGAACGCGGTCTTCCAACCTCTCGGTGAATGCCCCTGCGGAGATATCGCCTGTCTGATCGTAGGAACCAAGCTCAACAAAGATGGGCATCTCGTGGGATGTAACTGCATCTCTCATCGGAACAAGCGGAACCAGAAACGCGGGAAGCGCACCCAGGCCACCGGTCATCGCGCCCTCGGTGGGATCGGATTCACACCATCCAACGAAGAGAGTCACGGTGGCTACGACATCCGATGCCAGGTCGAACACAAGGGCGGCGATCAAGTGCCGGCGTCGTTCAGGAAGTTCATCGCACTCGATTGGTTCCGACGTGCCTTATCGCAGGCGGAGCGTGCGGTGCGTGTCGGAGATGGTTCACATCCCGCGGTGATGATCGACGGCCGTTGGCTCATCGTTGATTGCAAGGCGATAGGACCCACAGATAGGCTGGTGCCGCATCGCCATCGACGAGATTGCTTCGATGGCAGCGATGCTCCGCTTTGTGGAGAGTCCACAGAGGCCAGATAGATGGCCTTCCGTCTGATAGAAGCCGACTGCATCGAGGCGATGGCTTCGATGGATGAAGCATCGGTAGATGCGATTGTCACCGACCCGCCCTATGGGTTGGAGTTCATGGGGAAGGAATGGGACAGGTTGGACGCCGGTCTTCCGCAGGAGAATGTCTGGAAGGGTCGCCACGGTAAGGGCGGCTCAACAGAAGGCGACCCAACCGAACGGTGGAGCAAGGATGGCGGCCGGTCGATGCCGTCTGGGCGAACGTCATATGGCGGCAAGCGCACGCCCGGCAAAAGATGTGTGAAATGCGGAAAGCGGCAGTTCAGCGGAACGCCTTGTAACTGCGATGAGCCGGAATGGGTCCTGGAATATCCCGCGGGGCCTCCTTCGGGGATGGTTCGGATGCAACGCTGGCATCAAGCATGGGCTACCGAAGCCCTCCGAGTCCTCAAACCAGGAGGCCATCTCCTCGCCTTCGGAGGAACCAGGACGTATCACCGCTTAGCCTGCGCCCTCGAAGATGCAGGTTTCGAGATCCGCGACTGTCTCGCATGGCTCTATGGATCGGGATTCCCCAAATCGCTGGATGTGTCGAAGGCGATCGATAAGGCAGCGGGAGCGGAGCGGCAGGTCGTCGGGCAGCGGATCCGACTAGGTGATACCAAGCCATATCCGCACAACCCAGCTAGCCAGATCTACGGCACCGACAATGGATCGGAAACCGGAACACGCCCACCGGCTACCGCTCCCGCCACTCCCGATGCCGAACGCTGGCAAGGCTGGGGAACCGCTCTCAAGCCGGCCTTCGAGCCCATCGTCCTCGCCCGTAAACCCCTGATCGGTTCAGTAGCTCAGAACGTCCTAGAGCATGGAACAGGAGCGTTGAACATAGACGGGACGAGGATCGAGGGAGAGGTTCCGCAAACGGTGCATGGCGTGTCATCACGGCAGGGCGAGGTCTACGGCCATTGGCGAGATGAACCCGAACCGTCAACCGTGAACGCTGGCGGTAGATGGCCCCCTAACGTCCTACTCGATGAAGAAGCAGCAGCGATGCTGGATGAACAGAGTGGGGAGAGGGGCGGTTCGGGTCGGGCATCGGGGCCGACGCTTGCTCATCTCGGTGATAGCGGCATCTATGGGAAGGCTGACGGCCAACGGTTTGACGTGCCGTTCTACGGAGATTCCGGCGGTGCCTCCCGATTCTTCTACATAGCCAAAGCAGATAGAGAGGAACGGAACCGAGGGCTAGAGCATCACGCCGAGAAGAGCGTGCATCCGCCGAGCGGTGACGGCCGCGTCTGGGACATCCCTGGGTCGAAGTCGATGCACCGAGCCAACAACCACCCCACCGTGAAACCCGTAGAGCTGATGCAATGGCTCTGCCGGCTCATCACGCCGCCGAAGGGAACGATCCTCGACCCGTTCACGGGATCCGGTTCGACCGGCATCGCAGCGTTGCGTGAGGGGTTCGAGTTCATCGGTATCGAGAGAGAGCCCGAGTACGTGAGCATCGCCAGGGATCGCATCCTCGGGGATGCTCCGCTCTTCAACGTGGAGGGTCTATGACGGACGATCTAGAGGCGCTACGGCTTCGGGCAGAAGTAGCAACGCAAGCCGGGGAACGCCAACGCCAGCGAGCCGTTGAAGCCGAATCCCAACTCCGCTCCCTCACCGAAGAGTTCGCTGAGTACCGAGAGAACACCCGCGACTACATGCGCGAGAACGAGAGGATGAAGGGTTCACTCAAGATATTCGCTCAGATACGGCAGGACGAGGAATCTGAACTCTCCACTCAAGCCGAGGAACTAGAGAGGCTGAGGGATGCGCTGAACGCGATCCGCATCGGCGGCGATACCGAGCTTCTCACCGTTGAGAACGCCTTAGAACTGGCCCGTCAAGCCCTCCAACCCCCCACCCAACAAGGAGAGCCGAAGTGACCTGTCCTCCGTGGTGTCTTTGTAAGCGTCCTCCCCCAATAGCCCAACAAGGAGAGCCGAAGTGAGCGAGCAGGTCTGTCTCTGCTCGCATGATGAAGAGCACCACCGCCCGAGTTGCGAGGCGCTCTATCAGACGAAGCTCGGGATGGAGTTCTGCTCTTGCACCGGTTACCGCGGATCGAGACTGATCCTCCCTCCGAAGATGCGAGTGATGCTCCGCCTCGTCTTCGAGGACTCCTGGATGCCCGATTGGACGAAGGACGCGAACTGCCGATCCGCCCAACTCGGAGGCGTCGGAGCTCAGACCGTGGGCCAGCTCTATCGAGCCGATGGCCGGCAGGTCTCCCCAGCGTTCTGTGACGACATCGGCCCCGACGACCCCATAACCGATATGCCCGAAGCATCAGCCCAAGCCTTCCAACGTGATGCCTGCGCCCCTTGTCCGGTGAGACGTGAATGTCTGACCTACGCCTACGAAGAAGCGGACAACTCCCCGCGCTACGGGATCTTGGGCGGTGTCGATGGAGCCACGAGGACCCGGTTCCAAGACCTTGCGGACCGGGTTGAGGTCGGGTTGGCCTGGTTCAACGCGCTAGCGATCGAGAAGGGTTGGGTGACGTGGACGAAAGAAGCGACTGCCTGATGTGCGGCCACGGATGGCCCTCCCACTGCTATACATGCCATAAGTGCCACTACCCCAAGAGAAGCGATCGAGCGTGCAACTGCGCCGAACGAAGACCGAAGACCAAACGAGGCAAACCCAACTGGTGGAGTGCCGTGGAACCGAGGATAGGAGCGACGAGTGGCGTTTGAGCGTATCCGCGTTCCTCAACTGGATGGCGGAATTTGGCTTCCCGGTGGAATGCAGCCCATCGTGGGTTATGACGAGGTCTGGATCGAGCGCCTATGGCAAAGCGACTTCGTTCGTGACGATTGGTATGCGAGGAAGGGCGCGGAAGGCAAGATCCTGCTCTATCGACAAGTGCAGCCGAACTATGGAGGGAAGCCGTGACCCAACCCAGACTCTTCGATGGCTACGAGGTACAAGCGGAATACCTCAAGATCCCAGGTGTGGATAAAAAGCTCGCACTTCGGTCCTACATCCCCCAAGGCACCGAGCCCACGACCGGAGACGGGATCTGGGTCACGGTCTTCTACCGCTTGACCCGTCAACCCAAAGCCCCGATCGATAACCAAGGAGAACTCGGAGACGTGGAAGAGACCTGGCAGGCAGTACCGGTAACGAACTCCCTGAAGGTGACCCGGTATCTGAGTGCCGAAGAGGTAGATTCAGGGTGGCAGGAGCAGGAGACGGGATGACCCAGCAAACGATGACCTTCGAAGAAGCAGAGGCTTGGGTTCGGGATGCCCGGAGAATGGCCGACTATCTCGAACATGGCCTTGAGCTATGGATGAAGGAGCCTCGTTCGGCGGCCTATCAGTTCTCTGGCACGGTTCCGGTGCGAGGTATCTCAGGAGGGCCGCTGCTCATCAAGCTTGCTCAGAAGCAAACAGGAACCTAGAACCACCCAGCATCCTTAGCTCGTGCCCAGCCTTCGCCCTTGCCTGAAGTGTGGGCGGCTCTACCGTCCTCCCGCTACCTGCTCTGTGCATAAGGGTTGGGGACCACGCCCATCCATGGGTGGATCCTGGCCCACGATCCGCAAGCACAAGCTCGAGCGCAACCCTCGATGCCAACGATGTGGAGCCAAGGCCACCACCGTGGACCACATCAAGGCACGGGCGTTCGGTGGTACGGATGCACCCTCCAACCTCATGAGCCTCTGTGCTCGCTGCGCTGCTGAGAAGAACCACAGTGATCGTGAGCTCGGGAAGAAGCGATAGATGGCTGAACGTGACCTATATGCCGAGGGCCTGACCCTGCTCTGTGCCAGTGAGCACCACGATGAATGCACCCGAGAGTCCTGCTCATGCTGGTGTCATGGTGGT